AGTCTATCAACAACTTGAGCTCCGCAATTATTACGTTCAATTAGAGCTAGTGGTGATCCCCAGTTTAGTAATATAGTGTGTACTTTATTGGCAAACTCTAGAGGTGGTATATGTCTATTATGATACATAGCTACTTGTTTAATATCTCTAATATCAGTTATATCTAGTATCTGTATAACAGAAGCATCAACGCCAACGCCTTCAGATATATCAACACCAGCTACATATACTCTCGACGGATCCGGTTCATCCCAAATCTTATAGTTACCTTCTTCAAGTATAATCTTAGCTTCTGTACACTTAGCTGACATATCAGCAAATAACTCTTCATCAATAGATGATTCACCTGAATTAACGAAAATGCAGCAAAATTCTTGAAGCCAGGCTTCAGCAGAGCCTAGTGCTTGTTTCGTAATAGCAGCCCATTTCTCATCTCTACCAGGCACCTCATCCCACATGATTCTATCATATCCCCAACCATTTTCACCTTTTTCAGCACCATCATATAACTTATGGAATAGGTTACCAGTACCGTTAGCGGTTGAACATATAAAAACTTTAGATTTTTTAGATGAAGTAATAATAGGAAACACAGACTTCCAGAACTCCTCAACGAGATGTGATTCAATAAAGGCACACTCATCAATAATTAATAGATTAACTGATTGACCACGAGCAGCGGTACCAGTTGTAGTTGTAATACCGATACGACTACCATTATCAAGTGTCATTGATGTCTTACCATATTCTTTAACACCTGGCTTTAACCATAAAGGTAATTCTTCGAAAGCCATTCTAACACGTTGAAAGATTTCAATAGCGGTAGCTTCTTTGTTAGCTACAAGAAGAACACGTTGATCATCCATAAAACACGCATACCAGAGTATATAGATAGTCATTAGAGTACTCTTACCTATTTGTCTTGATGCTAACAATATAAAAAACCTGTTATCTCTCATTTTTCTCATTACACGCTTCTGACAAGGGTGTAGGTCAATTGTTTCGCGTCCTCTATCTAGATTAATAATATAAAAGTATTTTTCAGCAAAGTATAATATATTATCTTTACATTTTTTCATCTCTTTAATCATCCATGGCTCGTACGCTATTTGAGCGTCTGCTGCTGGTAGATTAGGATTTCCTAAGTAAAACTCTGTTTTATTTCCGTTTTTAGCCATACTTACTATAAATATATATATGGCAAAACCAAAGAATGATTTTACATCTATCGGAAATTTATACGGTGGCATGTTGAACAGTGTGAAGCATAAACTTGTTTCAGAGGGCAAACTTGGACCTAGTGTTAAGGTAGGTGAAATAGGAGATTCACCGCTTATTAAAGGTGGTCCGCAAACAACCGCGGGGTATATGCCTGCTAAAATCGATAAAAAAACAATGTCTAAGAAGGATATTGATGATAATCTCTATAGTATTGATGATCTCTCATATGACGAGGATGAGGAGATAAAGAAAAAAACTAAGAAAGCTGCTGTCAACAAGGTTAATGCTGTTAAAGCTAAGAAAAAAGCTGAAGAGGATGAAGAAGAACTTGTAAAAGAAAGTGGAAAAATCGCTAAGGAGAGACTAAATAACTTTATGAGAAGAAAATCGATTTTTGATAAACTTTACGAAAACGTTATGCAACCAGGTGGCGCTCCAGGCGGCCCTGAAATGGGTGAAATGGATGATTCACAAGAACTTGATGCTCTCGGCATTGAAGGTGATGAAATGGACGACGAAATGGGTGACGAAGTAACATTCACACTTGATCGCGCCACTGCTGAAAAACTTCTTGACGTTATTGGTGCTGCTATGGGCCAAGAGGGTGATGAAGGTGAAGCTGAGTTTGAGGATGAAGCTGTAATGAGTGATGAATTCGGCGGTGAAGAAGACGAAGAAGGCTTCTGGGACGAAGACGAAGAAGACCTTGGCGGCGCTAAGGATCTTTCAAAAGAAGTCAACTACGGTAAGAATAACAAAGTAGGTAGCCTCAAGGTTCAATCTGGTGGTGCTTCTTCAGCTTATACAAGCAAAGTAGGCCAAGATGGTGATCACGGTCACGCTCTTGTAAACGGTAAGCAGCCTGACATGGGTAAGAATAACAAGGTTAGCAAGCTCAAAACAGGTAAATCATTGTTCGAACAATAATCAATAAAGAATAATTATTAAAGCCCTGTAGTTTCTCACTACAGGGCTTTTTTTGTATAAATAATAATATGGTAACGTTTAGAGAATATTTACTAGAGTATGCAAAAAGTCAGCATTCTATTGATTCGGGTATAGTAAGTATGAAAGCGACTGCTGCTAATGGTAATCCTAACGGTAAAAACTTTAACAGAATAAATTCAAGATTAGCTAATGGTGGTAAATCTAATACAATAGCTCAACCATTTCAACATAAAAACGCCCTCGTACATAGTGTAATACAAGGTAAAGCAAATAATATAAAGCTTAATAGCGTTCAATTAAATCAAATTTTGAAAGATTATAACACAACATTTGACGGTACACCTAAGACACTAGGTAATTCAGACGCTGAAATAGTACCGTTACCAAATAACGCTGGTGTAATATTAAGAAAGAAAGCTCAACAAAATGGCCTGTAATACATCAAGACAAAACTGTACACCAGCTAGTGTATTTGCTGGTGTGGCATCACCAGGCTGTAGTCAATTTCTTAACCCTAGTAATTTTCAAGCAGAGCAACTTATATATGACTCTGCATTTAGTGATTTAATTAATAACTTCGGTATTCCTGTTGATTACTATATTAACACATTTAATTTATCAGCTGCTGATACTCTTTACGGAGAACACCCTACAGCTATTTTCTATGGTCCTATTACATTAATGATGTACATAGAGTTAAGCGAAAACGCCATCAATCTCTCTAAGTTTGGCTTTGCGTCCGACGACGAACTTACAGGCTTCTTGCATATACAGACTTTTGCAGATGCAGTATCAGGTAGAGAGTATTACCTACAAACTTCATCAGGTGATATGATTACTGTTGAAGAATATGCTAATATGTTTAACTTACAAGCTATAGACTATGGTACAATACGTCAGTATATAGATAACGGTCAAGTACCTGAGCCTAAATCGGGCGATCTTATTCAATTATCACCCCTAGGTTGTGATAGACCTAATGGTAGAGGAGCTAAGATATTTGAAGTAACGGAGAGAGTTGATCAGGATGTAGCTTCTATTAACCCACTTCTCGGTCATTATGTGTACAGATTGAAAGCTAAGCGTTACGAATATTCGTTCGAACCTGGTGCTCCTCAAGAGCTTCAAAACCAACAAGTATTCGAAAATACTTTCTCTGGCAAATTATCATCTAATATATCTGGTGAAATACCGTCAGAGCCTAAGTCGTACCCTGGTGATGTAGATACTGAGTCGCAAACTAAAGTATTTAATATGACTGCTAATGATACCGATATATACGGTACCTATTATTAACGATTTGCTCCAATAGCTACCCTATCTCCTGTAGCGTTAATGGATACAGAAATACCACTTTGATCACCCGCAGCTTCACCGTCTATATCTTGTCCTAATTTTAAAAATGTATTCGGCTTCCACCCTATATCAGTTCTCAGCGAATTCTGCGTATATATAATATTACCATTATATGATACATTGGTTAATAGTACTGGTACACCCAGTCTATAATCTTTTAATTTATTATATCTAGCTGCTGTCGAGATTCTCATATTAAATTATATCCCAGCTATTAGTTTCAACACACACAATTTGAGCGGAAGCATATTGATCTAATATATTTGCACTTAAATCCGTATAATATGTTAATGTGACAGTCGGACTAGCAGAAATCGTTAAACTACTTGTACCAGTATTGCGTATAGTAAATGTACTTCCAACCGCAAACGGTATACTGGCTGATGTAGGTATTACAATAGTATGTGCGGATGTATGAAATTTTCTAATATAAGTTCCTAAATTAGAGAGTTGCAATGTATAAGTCAAAGCACTCAAGCTAAGAATGTTTATAAGAGATCCATCTATTCTAGCTACGGATTCATACAGAGCGTTATAATTATTAATAGGTGTGTATAGACTTGATAGTGTATTAATAGCGGTACGTGATGTAGTTACATTATTATCTACTATAATATACTCCTCACCGGTAACAGTTGATATTATGTCAAGTTGTGATATTTTTTTATCAGCCATATACTATTATTTATACAAAACTCAGATATAACACTAGGCTACATCTGAGTTGTAAATTTAGTTTGCTGATTAACAATTAAGCAATACCAAAATGCGCTTCAACAGCAGCAACTACGTCAGCATTATTCCATTCAGAAGGGGTATCGTAGTTATCACCGGAGAGTGTTTCTAATTCAATTCTTTCACCACCAATGAAGACAGCTACTTTTTTTTGTGTAGGCATATCAACGATACGATCGATAACAAGTTCGGTTATAGTTTCAGTAATCTCAGGTTGTTTGATGATTACCTTCGGAGTTGTAAAAGTGATTTTTAAGCTCATATAATTATTTATTCAGAAAAAGATATTTTATACTAATATTTAAAGGTATCATTATACCATTTAAAGTTATTATCAATCCACCCACAGACATCCCTACCCAGTAGCTTAATAGGATCATTATCCACCTTAGCTAGCTTAGGCTTAACCTTATGATCACCAAATACACCGTAAACGTTATCATCTTCGTGGGTTAACTGTTCAATATAATTAAAGTTGTGATGTGTGTAGTAGGGTAATTCAAAATAATTATAGATTCTCTTTAATTGATCTTCAGGCGAACTACATAAATCTTCATATTTAACAAACAACATATCTTCGTTAATACCCTGGCTAAATATTTCAGTTAAACGTTCAATAGCTAAGCCTAATGGTTGTGTTGTAAGATAATGATCAACCCGTTTAGCAGTTGTTGTATTAGCTAACTGAGCATGATTTACAATACCTGAATCAACTTCAGGTGCCTCACGAAACTTCTTCTCCATCGATGATATGATCTGCTTTAGATCACGTACCATACACACGACCTTAGGTTTCTCACCTAAAGTAAACTCTAATAATTTATAGTGGATACCCCAACCTCTCGATTTTTCGAGCACGTTAGGTTTATCGGTAATAGCATCGTAATAACCATTTAGACCTTGTCTACAGAAGTTTTGAAATCCTTTTCGCATTAACTCAGCATCTTGTGCTTTAAACGTGGGATCGTTACTATAATTAGCTCTAGCACCGTAGATAAGCTCTAGTGTGCCAGAGGTAGGAGTAGAATAGAAATCAGGATTCTGTGCTATAATATTTTGCAATAGTGTGGATCCTGCTCTAGGTAGAGATGAATTAAAAAATAGTTGCTTCATAATAGTGTTTTGATTATAGCTTCAATGTCAAATATTTGTGAAGAATTAACATACGGACATTCGTGAATAGCTCCAGTAAAGTTATAATCATATAAATATGAATCAACCGTACCTTTGGGAAATTCTGTTAATGATGTAATGTTATTATGAATATCGTAACCAAATATTTTTGGTTGTGTTGCAACCCACACCACTGTTGAAGGTAATCCCATCGCTGCGGCAGCGTGTTGAAGTGATGAATCAATAAAAAGTCTAGCTTCAGAGTATTGTAGCATACTGAATAGCACCTTTTTCTGTAACACTTGATCAATTCTTATACAGTTATTAAGAATAGGGTGGTTATCATAGCATACATGAACTACACTATACTTCTCACTCAACCTGTTTATTAACTGTTGAGCAATATCAGGGTGAATATCTCTCATCCATGAATACGGTGTCTCTTGATGACCTTTTCCTGGACCTCCAAACGGTTGAAAAATGAGGACAGGTTTATTATCTTGATTTACAAAAACAGTCCTACCTAATTCGTGTTCTCTAAAGTTAAAAGATAATATTGGTTGTTCGTTGGTATATTGGATACCAATCATATTACACCATGACTCAATAACATGCTTTTGCTTAGTAATGTGTGATGTTGTCTTGTATGGTTCTTGAGCAAATACTTCAACATTCTTATTATAGATATAGTCTTCGTAGAAGTAAGGGTATACCCCTAATTTGTATACTCTATAAATGAAGGGATTATTTAAAAAAACCTCAGGCCAAGCACAGATAACAATTATATCTGAATTAGGGTAGTTCTTTTTATAGCATTCAATTACAGCGGTTGCAGCAATGTGTTTTCCTATACCGCCCTCGATATGAAAGACTGCTTTCTTCTCACTCATTATATTAATTTATAGCGAGTGAGAAGAAAATCAATATCAATTAAGGTACGATATAAAGTTGATTATTGTCGGTACACGTCCAAACAAACCCTGAGCCTAATCCAGCAGATGTTGTAGGTACATTGGTGAGAGCAATACGAGGTGCATATGCTGTGTTTGCAGATAACGCTATTATGCTTGCACCTGCAAGAATTGAGGAACAGGTTGCTGAACTCAATATATTATTACAAGTTCCTCCGAGTATACTAGAATAACTTCCACCAGCTCTACTACTAAACCCATTAACAACACTAGAATACGTGGCACTAGCTGTATTACAAAACCCACCACCAACACTAGACCATGTACCACAAGCTGTATTACAAGTACCACCTGCAACATTAGAACTCGCAGAACAAGCTATATTGCCACCGCCACCAGCAACTGTAGAAGTATTACCACAAGCTGAATTACTACTACCACCACCAACATTAGACCAAGCACCACTAGCTGTATTACATTTACCGCCGCCAACATTAGAATAATAGTTACTAGCTGTACTACAAAGCCCACCACCTACATTAGAACAAACACCACTAGCTGTATTACTTTTACCACCAATAACACTAGAATTAGCACCGCTAGCTAGATTACCGCAACCACCACCAACTTTGGAATAATTTCCACTAGCTGTATTAGATCTACCGCCACCAACACTAGAGTGTAGAGCGCTAGCTGTATTAGATCTACCACCTGCAACATTAGAACAAGCACTTAAAGCTGAATTACTACTACCACCACCAACATTAGAATTAATACCACTAGCTGTATTATTATTACCACCTGCAACATTAGAGCTAACGCCACTAGCTGTATTAATATTACCACCACCAACACTAGAATAACTACTGCTAGCTGTATTACCGCAACCACCACCAACATTAGAACTAATACCGCTAGCGGTATTACATCTACCACCCGCAACATTAGAACAAGCACTTAAAGCTTTATTACTAATACCACCTGCAACATTAGAACAAACACCACTAGCTGTATTTAATCTACCACCACCAACACTAGAATAACTACTGCTAGCTGTATTACCGCAACCACCACCAACATTAGAGCTAGCGCCACAAGCTATATTTAATCTACCACCAACAACACTAGAATACGTAGCACTAGCTGAATTACTACTACCACCACCAACATTAGAAGCAACACCACTAGCTCTACTGCTAACACCACCAACAACACTAGAACAATTACCGCTAGCTGTATTAGTAGTACCACCAAGAACATTAGAGTAAGTTCCACAAGCTGTATTACTAATACCACCACCAACATTAGAATTAATACCACTAGCTATATTAAAACTACCACCACCTACATTAGAATTAATACCAGTAGCTCTACTACTAAGACCACCAACAACGCTAGAACAAGTACCGCTAGCTGTATTATTTACACCTCCAAGAATAGATGATCGTGTGTCAGTAGAGATGTTGTTGATACCTACTACTATTTTGCCCTGAGCAGATAAGTCGCCTGCAATACTCTGGGTTGCTGTAAATATATTAGCTGCATCTTTAAACGCATAATTAGCAGAACTAGATAGATATGTTACGAGCGAACTTAGAGTAGCAGCTCGTGTAACACTGTTCTGTACGATAGGAATTTGATCTGTACCACTATAAGGTAATGTATTTGAAGGTAGTTCTGAAATTCTAATGCCCATATTAATATTTATTGCAAATTGTTAGTTTTATCATATAATAACAATATGATTGTCTTTGACGAAAAGTCACACACTTACACTAATACCGAAACTAGTAATCGGTATACTTCCGTTACTACGCTACTCGGTAAATATAAGAAGCCTTTTGATTCTGATACTCATTCTAAACGAGTTGCAGAGCGTGAAGGTGTAACACAGGAGTTTGTACTCGAATCCTGGAAAGCTACGACCAAAGTTGCAACCGATAGAGGTACAAAAATTCATAAATTAATGGAGGATTTTGTTAAGTTTGGTGGTGTAGATGATTCCTACAGCTATCTTTTTAAGAGTTATGACCGTTTTGTAACAAAATATATTGGTAACTATAAGCAAGTCTTATCAGAAGAATTACTATTTCTACACGATTATGAGATTGCAGGTACAACAGATTTAATTTATGAACGTAAAGATGATTTTATTGTAGCTGACTTTAAAACCAATAAGAAATATCGCTTTTCAAACGATTTTAACGAATACTTTTTATCACCCGTCGACCATCTAGCCTACTGCGAGTTTAATACGTATGCTCTTCAGTTATCTATGTATGCAAAAATTTTTGAAGTAATGTCAGGTAAAAAGTGTGCAAAGCTAGTCACTTTATATTTAGAGGAAGATAAGTGGGTACCCTATCATGCTAATTATCTTAAAACAGATGTGACCAATATACTTGAACATTATAAATTAAAGTTAAAAAAGGTAGATCAAAAGACTAATTAACATAAATCAATTAAATATTAATAATGAATAAAGGTACTTTAGTTCGCAAAATAAATGAGAAAATTGACAAGATCACCAATGCTATTTATGATCTTCGGGATTTACTTGATGACACCGAGAACGACGATCTCTCACAAATGGGTAATGATCTAGCGGATGCTATGGTTGAATTTATATCGGATAACGATACTATTACAAGTAGTGATATTATCGAGTATATAGAAGAATATTACGGTAAAAAACAATAATATGAAAGCTTTTAAATCATTCTTTAAGCCAGTAGATATCACTATCACATATGATCCTGAGCAACTTGCTAAAGGTATAGAAGTAGAGAGTGAACACACACCTTATAAGGCTATCGCTAAAATTATTACTCAGCATCACCTGAGCGAGGATCCTTTATATTACACCAAGCTTGCAAAAGAAAAATTATAATATTAGTTGATTAGTATATTGCGGTATATTATAATTATTATATATGTATAATGTATTAATCATTGGAGCTGGATATGTCGGTAAAGCGATTATATCCTGGGTTGATCCTACTAAGCATAATTATCATATTGTTTCACGTGAGCAACTTGATTACTCGGATCAATCACTATTTAGGAAATTCATACTCAACCATAATATTCAGTATGTTATTAATTGCTCTGGATTTACTGGTCGCCCTAATGTTGATGAGGGTGAGTTAAGGAAAAAAGAATGCTGGAATCTTAATGTAGTTATTCCACTTAATATCAGTAACACCTGTAAACAACTTAGAATAAAGTACATTCATATATCGTCTGGATGTATATATAGTGGTTATGAGAAAGTATGGACCGAGCAAGATGAGCCTAACTTCGGATTATTTGATCACTCATCAACATATTCAAAATCAAAACACGCTTTCGAGACACTTAATGATTATGGTTGTATTATTCGTGTTCGTATGCCTTTCTGCGATGACTACAATCCACGGAGCTATCTTACCAAGATACACAAATATGATCAGTTGATTAACTTTAAGAATTCCAAAACATATGTACCAGATTTGTGTATGTTTATAGAATATTTAATAGATAATAAAGTTGACTTATCTATTGTTAATACAATTAATTTTGTTAATCCTGGTGCATTAGACACTATGCAGGTAACAGATCTTATGACTGTGTACGGAATGGATAATCCTAAGTGGTCTTATGTTGATCCTAAATTGCTTAATATGGCTGCACCTAGGTCAAATTGCGTTTTATCAATTAATAAACTAAAATGTTTGTTTCCTGACTTTCATATTCAAACAGAAAAACAAGCACTTGATAATGCGTTAGTTAATATTAAAATAGACTGATATGCGCGGTATAATTTTAGCTGGTGGTAAGGGCAGTAGGTTGTATCCACTTACATATGCAGTTAGTAAGCAGTTACTTTCTGTATATAATAAACCCATGATTTATTACCCTCTTAATACTCTTAAAAGTATGGGTATTACAGATATTCTTATTATTACTGCTGACCATGTTCAGTGTAGGCTTTTTGAAGAACAGTTAAAAAGTACAAAAGGATTAAATTTATCTTTTGTTATTCAAGACTCACCCAGAGGCTTACCTGATGCTTTTATTGTAGGTAGAGATTTTATTGGTGAAGATGATGTTACGCTTATTCTCGGTGATAATGTTTTTATTACACCTGAACCTATTGAAGCTAAACCTAACACTATCTTCACTTATAAAGTAAGACAACCAGATGCTTACGGTGTTGTTAAACTAACTGAAAAAGGCTATATCGATAAGCTTATTGAAAAGCCAGATAAGTTTATTAGTAACGATGCTGTTGTGGGTCTATATGTATTTGACAATGAAGTAGTTCATGTAGTTAAGACTCTAACTCCCTCACATAGAGGTGAGCTTGAGATTGTAGATTTAATTAAAGCTATGGATGATATCGATAGAGTAAAGGTGCAACAGTTAGATGGATTTTGGTTTGATTGCGGCACTCACGATGATTTACTAGAGTGTGCTAATTTAGTCAAAGCAATTGAAAGTAGAACAAATACAACGGTGGGATTTTATGAATAAAATTCGTTATCTGGTAACCGGTGGATGTGGATTTATAGGAAGTTATGTTATTGAGCAGCTTCTTAAAAATACAACAGGTGAGATTATTAACGTAGATAAAATGGGTACAGGTAGTTCTGTAAACAATATATCAAAGGATGACCGTGTGACTAATTACTTTATAGATATTTGCAATGAAAAAATATTTACGATTATTGAAGGTTACATACCTGATTACATTATACATCTCGCAGCTGAGTCGCATGTTGATAGATCAATTACACACCCTCTCGGCTTTGTCGAATCTAATGTAAATGGTACGGCTAATATTCTTGAAGGTATGCGACAATTTGCACCTAAAGCAAGAATGTTACACGTGTCTACAGATGAAGTATATGGTCACCTTAAAATCGGTGATAACCCTTTCACGGAGTTAACTAATCTCAATCCAAGATCGCCCTATGCAGCCTCAAAAGCGTCATCCGATCTACTTGCTTTATCGTATAGAAGTACATACGGTTTGGATATTACAGTTACACGCTGTTGTAATAATTATGGTCCTAGACAGGATAATGAAAAATTAATTCCAACTATTATTCGTTCTATTGTAGGTGGTAAAAATATTCCAATGTATGGTAACGGTGAGAATATTCGTGAATGGATACACGCTGAAGATCACGCAAAAGCTCTTCTTTATGTTCTACATCACCTATCACGTAGACATATTTACAATCTTTACGGTACTGAAGAAATCAATAATATTAAAATAATTAGTACAATTATTGATGAAATTGTACGTCAGTATCCTGAGTATAAACGCGAAAGCGGTGTTTATATTGAGAGTATAAAGGATAGGTTGGGACACGATTTTAGATATGCAATGTCAACTGTATACGATGAAGTATCACCTTTACATAGTCAGCGTAATTTTTTTACGAAAGGTATACCGGAAACAATAACGTACTACGTAGAGAAGTATAAATCTATATGATAAATGTTAGTCTTGAAGCCATCTCCCGGAATAGTCAAAGCAACCAAGCTTGATTTTAACTTAATAAATTTTATATTAAGTCAATTTTTTAAAGTCAAGTGGCGTACACCTATAAAAGTAGAAAAGTGTAGAGATAATTGGTCAGCTTTCTGGCCTGATGACAAGTTGATTAGAATTGACCTTAAACAAGGAACATCATTAAAATATATTATATCGACGCTATTACACGAAATAAGACATGTTAAACAAGTTAAAGAAATTAAAGAAATTCGTTTTGATTACAGCAATTATACTGAGTATTATAACTCACCGGAAGAAAGAGATGCACGAAAATTTGAAAAGCTAACATCCGATGTTTGTAAAATTTACAACAGCTATAAAAGTATCGAAGAAAAATACGCAAAATTTAATTTTGATTCTTTTCAGGAACTAATCAATAATAATAAACGATGAACATTTTAAGATGTATAGATGCAAATCATAATGCAATGTATGATAATGAGCCTAATGAAGGTGCTCTTATTGATTTTGAATATACACAAGATGAAGAAAAAAACTTTAAATGTGTTGATGTTAGAGTACACGCTATTATAAATAGCGTAGTAGGTAAGAAAATGCCTATCAACATAATTGATAAACTTGTCATAGCAAAAGAGATGCTACGATATCTAGAAAGCGAAAAAGAAAGCAAATAAACAACGAAAATGTATAGTGGTAAAATTAATAAGTATCGTTTTGAGTATGACTCAGAGACGAACAGAATTATAATTTATGAAGAAGGAGCTGGTGTTGAACCAATCTCACTTATTCATGTAAGTTCGAATATTAGTGAGAAGACATTCCATTACGAAATTATGTCGTGGTATGCTGATAGCAGCAAATCTTAAGTAGGGAGTTTAAAGGAACTTTAATAAAATAATAATATGTTCTGTGGATGTGGAGGAATGGTGGAGCCAGCGCGCGCTGAGCTAAATTTGAAGATTTGTAAGTCTTGTGCTTTTACGGGGCCAGATGTTCAACGACCTCGAGGTCGTCAAGTGTATGGGCATAAAACGGGCGCTGAGATTGAAATTCATAGTGCTGAAAGTTGGAATAGAAATAAAAAATATTTTATTCCTAATGGTGCATTTTCTGCAGTTAAGAATTTTAGTAAAAATACTTGCAGTTAAATAAACCTAATATATAATAATTTTATGGGATTGTTCGATTCGATTATAGTAGAGTATCCGCTTACAGGTCTACCTCAAGGCCTTATTACGCGTTGGGGATCAGCAAAAGAAATTGTCTTTCAAACTAAAGATACACCTAATCAGTATATGTGTCTTTATAAGATTGATGCTGATGGTAAGCTTTGGTATGAAGAAAGTGAGAAGGAGTGGGTTGAATCTAAGACTCCAAACGCAGAATCTCTTTTTGATAGAATGGGACACATGAAAACCATTTCACAAACTTGGCAGCAGATTGATTTTAATGGTGCTATTAGATTCTACGAAAGTTATGACCATCAGAATTATAAACAGGGGTATAATACGGGTGAGAGTAAAGAGTGGCAGCGATATGAATCTGGTTGGGTTGAATATAAAGCTTTACTTAAAGATGGTCAACTGATTTCTATCGATCTGGTTGAAGATAAAAAACCACAAGAGTTAACTGAAGAAGAGCTTAAGGTTAAGCGAGAGGAATGGGATGCTCAACGGGCAGAGATGAAAGCTAACTTTGCTAAATCACGTAAAGAGCATCCATCACCCGAACAAAAGCTAATTGATCAGATCTACAACACTACCGTAAAATTTGAAAATTTTGAATTGTATGAAGTTCTCGTTGAGGATATTTTAAGCCAAATTAAGGCATATAGAGAAAAAACAGATATTTGGTATACATATGAAAACTGAACTAACAACAGAACAAAAGGTTAAGATTAACCTTATTAAAGCTACTATTAACGATCTTCAAGAGCAGCAAGATAAACTCTTCAATCAGCTCCTAGAAGATTTAAATGTAGTTGAACCAGCTGATAATGACGCTATCTTTGATTACATATATAATGATTATATCAACCCTACATACGACTTATGGCAACAGGAAACATCGCAAAAAATTCAATAACAGGTAAATATATCAAAACAGATCCACCTAATCAAGCATATCGAGACGGTTGGGATAGTATCTTTAAAAAGAAAAATAAACTTGTCTTGGCCTCTGCTACTTTTTGTGGTCCTTGTCAAATGCTTAAATCTAAAATCACTGCAGAAAATTTAACTGTAGAAATTAAGAATATGGAAGATGATATTGAATTTTTTAGGCAGCACAATATCAAAGTAGTGCCGCGATTAATTGTATTCAAAGGTGATGAACTTATTGATATGGTCTCTGGTTCCGATCAAATTCTTCAACGGATTAGAGACGAAGCATGAACATTTTTATTGATGATATGCGGAATCCTAATGACGCATATTTACATCTTGATACAGGTATACCCAAAGTATCACTTGTTGAACATTCCGGTATACATCAAGATGATTGGGTAATTATGAGAACTTATGATGAGTTTGTAAATTGTATCATACATCTAGGATTGCCAGATGTTGTTTCATTTGATCATGACTTACACGAAGAACATATGAAACATTACTTCACGGTTACACAAGATATCGGTGTAATTGAATACGGCAATCTTAAAGAGAAGACAGGAAAACACTGCGCAGAATATCTCGTTCAAGAATGGAAAAAGCAGAATAAGCCAAAGCATATTAAAACATTTGTTCATTCGGCAAATCGATGGGGTCAAATAAACATCAAAGAAGTTTTAAAGGAACTTCGTTAATATAATATATGATAAAAAGAATATTTCAAGATCTCGATGAGTGCATCTTGCACACAACAGTGAATAATGATCCGGGTCAATCACATGTCGAATTTGTGCTTAGCGAAGATATGCATACTTATCGCACTATCATTCGTCCCTGCGTAAAAGAACTATTCGTTTATTATAACAACCTCGTCGGCAAAGAAAACGTTTATATTCTCACGACCGCCACCCGCGAATATGCCGAAGCATTGAATCGATTCGGTGAGTTTGGTTTGGATAACGATAACATCTTTGCACGGGAAGACATTCAGCAATATAAAATTTCCTTTGGCTATGGCGGTGAAGGAGTGATGAAGATGCCTATTGCAGATAAAGATAATGTGCTTATTGATAACCTACCGCCTCGTTATAATTGTGACAAAATGGACATGATGGGTATTGTCACAAAAAATTACCATCAAACTCCAGAGTATTACGGCAATAATCTAAATGATAAAGACTTTTTTGAAAATATCAAAAAATTCCTCAAAGAAAGAGCATGAAAACAATTTATGAAAATTACAAAAGAAATTATTAAAGAGTTAAATGAATTAGCAAACTGGAACGGTTACAAAACTAGAAATTATTTCCATTTACTACTTGAATTGCGTGAATCATATTTACCTACACATTGCTCTATTGAATTTGCAGAGGCTTTAGATACAGAATTGATTGTTTTGTATAATTCTTTAAAAGAATTTAAAGCTGATGATGATGAGTTGGCCGCTGAATTGTCATATGCCGACAAAAGACAAAACGCTTTAGATAAACTAACTGATGAAGAAAAGAAAATCTTAGGATTGATTTGATATGAAAACAAAATACAAAATTATTAAAAGTGAGGGATGTACATCATTTGGCACTACGGTGAATGGTCAAAACGTTTATGGCGAATTTGAACCAATGAGCGAGTCTCAGATCAATGAGTTTGTGGATTATCTCTGCGAGAAATTCAAGGAAGAGTTAAAAGATAATACTGTCAGCCTTGACGATTTGATTGGTTGCTTCCAATACGATTCATGCGAAACTGAGGATGGTCACTGTGAGACATGCGGTGATTCTGTGACAGAAACTACTTGGAATATTTGACATTTTCTCGTTTACATTCCGAAGGAACTTTGATATAATAATCGTATGACGAACGAACAACAAAGAATCGCCATCGCGGAAGCGTGTGGGTGGAAATTGGTTACGGATAATCCAGAATATGAGCCATACTGGGACGATCCAAAAGGAAATATGGTTGCTGTTAGCAACGGTGTTCATAGATTTCCCGACTACCTCAACAACCTCAACGCCATGCACGAAGCGGAGAAGATGCTGACGAACGAACAATGGTGGTTGTTTGTGGAGTTTCTTACTGAAATCCGTGGTGGTGGTGTAGCTCTTTGTATTTCAGCCACCGCCGCTCAACGCGCTGAAGCCTTTTTGAAAGCACTCAACCTATGGAAACCATGAATCCTGAAGCACAACGGATCGCCATCGCGCAAGCGTGTGGGTGGACTGGAATATCTGACTGGGGAGCGGGTGGAATCAACGGCAAGCACCCAAAGGAACCGTGGACAGAGGTAATTCCAGACTACCTCAACGACCTCAACGCGATGGCAGCAGCCGAGTCCATCATCATCAAGGCTGGGGCGCAAACCATTCGGCTTTATGAGGACGCACTCCAAAAGTTTGTTGCTAACATCGTATTTGCCACCGCCGCACAACGCGCAGAAGCTTTTCTCCGCACCATTGGCAAATAGAAGATAACGGAACTTTGGTATAATAATCATATGAAAGACAGTCTATCACTTATGCAAATCAACGACCTTATTGAATATGAAAAGCTTCATAGTTTCGTTCGTTTAGTAGCATCTGGTCCTCGTCCAGATGGCACATACAACTACTGCCGTGAGGCTTTACAGCAACGAGCAGAAAATGTCTTAGCTGACATTAAACAAGCAAGAAACGAAATCATGGAAAGTATAGTATGGGCTAAATGATTAGCATCGACACATTTGAAATGATTTTCGCTATACCTGTTTTGATCGCAGGTTTTTGGCTTATTTACGACTCTTTTAAATAACAATAAAAAATGATTCACACATACAAAACCAATCCGTTGAGGGTGTTTAAGCACCTCTCACTAATCTTTAACAGTTTCTTCTGGTGGGATTTGAAATATCAAATTTCTGCATGGTTTAATCCACGACAAAAGAGGTTGTCTAAAAGCATTCCAAATACATGGTGTGATAAGACAAC